TCAGCGCCACCGGCCGGAGCCGGGGCGCGATTCGTTCCAGGCGTCGATCGTGTCGGGCAACCATCCCCGCACGTCGCCGATCGTCGCGTCGGGCTCGGGGAGCTTGTACCGGCTGAGCGACGCCGGGGCGACACCGAGCCGCTCGGCGACCTGCTTCCGGGACAGGTAGGCCGTCATGCGCCGCCTGTCCGGTCGCGACCGAACACGACGGCGGCGAGGGCGAATACCCCGGCCGCGCCAGCGAACGTCCCGGCCAGCGCGCTCACGGGAAACGCGAGGACAGCGGCCACGAGCGCGAGGACCGCAGCGATCAAGGTGAGCAGTGTTCTCATGGTGATCTGGGATGATAGCCCTCGACGAGGGGATCGGAGCTACTGAGACTAGTTCCGATCCCCTCTCGCCTTACCGGTTCAGGTTCCCGATCAGGAGTGCGATCGCTGAGATCAGTGCGGCGACTGATGCGATGAGCTTCGTGATCCGGTCCCACCAGTTCGGCTTCTCGGGTTCTGTCATCCCTTCCTCCTCTCTGTTGTTGTAGCCCCAGTTTACATCGTGACGATGTATTATGCAACCGAGGGGCCACGCGATCACCTGCACACACGAGGGCACATCGAACAAATGTTCTAAACTCGCATGCATGGGCGGCAATCGGCGATACCCCGAGCACGGCGAGAAGCTCCGCGAGGAACGCGAGCTCCGCGACGCCGCCAAGGCCGGGCCGCTGCAGTCCCTCACCCCAGAGCAGCTCGCTCTCCACGCCCACCCGCTCACCGTCGCCCCCGAACGCCACCAGCCCATCACCCGCGCCTGGTTGAGGTTCGGCACGACCGACGTGCGCGTCACAGTGCGCGCGTGCAGGTGGACCGACCACGCCGTCGGCATCGAGACACGCATCCACAACCACGTCCTACGCGCCTGGGTATGGCGCGGAGCCGTCGACCCCTGGTGAACGACGCAAGCGCCCCTCCTACCGAAGCAAGAGGGGCGCTTTCGCTCTCGCTCACGGGTATTGGGTCTGCCCCCGTGAAGACGAGCTACTACTGACTAGTCAGATTCCGCATCTGCTCGAACGAAATTCAACGTCCAGGACTCGGCTATGTCGCCACCACCTGCATCAGCTGCGGCAAAGGCCTGGCCGCACGCAACCGAGCGCACAAGCCCGCGCTCCGTCCTGCTTGGCGAACCACGAAGCTTGAACCCTGCAGGCGGTTGAATCGTAGCGAGGGCCAGACCCTGAAACTTTGCAGGGCCTGCGGAACAACTTGTTGCCGCATTTGCCTTCAGCGAAATCACGTCCGTGTCTACCTTCGGCACGCCCACATAGCGAGCGTACGGCGAAATACGGTAAAGCTCCGCCGCAAGGCGCATCCGCGCTACCGGTACGTCGCACTTCGTTGTCACGACAACGTTGATCGTTCCGCTCACATGCGTCGAGCCATGAGGATATTGCGCTTGAACGTAACAATTGAAATCCACGCGCGCCGCAGAGATATCGGCTAGCCCAGTGGCTCGCCCTACCTCGTCAGGAGCGGGTATCACGTTGATCGTCACCGCATCACTCGAGAAAGTCTGAACCTGGTCGCGTGTTTGGTCAGATGCAGCGACCGCTGGCGCGACAGACGCGGCCACCAGCACCGTTGCCGCGAGAAGTCCAACATAAACCGCTCTGCGCGCGCGCGAAAATACACTCACATTTCCCCCCTCGAATATCTCATGTACGTATCCTGTCAGCATGCAAGCACACGCGGGAGGCCTCAGCAACGATGACTTTCGGACGGTCGCATCGACCTACAGAGTCGAGTTCTGGGAGCAGTCACACCCGGATTACGGATGGAACCTTGACGCCTGGATGCTAACCGGATGCGAGTCCGCTCGCGACGCGCTGTCGTGGGTCGAGGACCATGCGGGTGGGCGAGTTCACGCTGTCTATGCCGTCGTCACCGACCGTTCCGGGGCAACGGCCTACGTTCGTGTCGCTGGTGAAGATCCCAATGAGGGCCCAGCTGACGCCCAAGGCCGGATTGAGTTTACGAGGGTCACGGATTCCGACGCCTAGCCCAATGGATGCGCTCCTCGTGCTTAAGCAGGAGGAGCGCATTCGTTGACCTGAGAAGTTCGAGCCTCAAGCCCCCAACTGCGGGAGGATGACCTGAGCGATTGGGCGAAACGCAACCAGCGCAACACCGACAACGAGGGAAAGCACGGCTCCGACGAAATTGTGCACGGGCCAACTGGCCGGGTGCCCGTATCGGCACGGCTCGGGCGCACGATTCTTGGCTCGGCATGCACTCCCGCGGTGTGTCCTCGCGTTGCAAGTCGCTCGAGAAGCGCGCCCCTTCGTCACTGCGCGCAGCGCCGCGTAGAGCCCGATGAGGGCGAAGACCGCCGCGACCAGCAGGTCGAAGCTCTGTGTCATTGCCTCACTGTTCACGGCATCACTCTATGCATTCGGCAGGGAGACTCAGGCGCGCCGCTCGCGGCTCAACCGTCGTGCGGGTCATCGAAGCTCGCGATCACGGGCGCCGCGGTCTGCAGGAGCTGGACCTGTACCTGCCGCACGCAGTCAGCGACCCGCCGCATTCGCACGATGCGCTCCGCGTCGTCGAAGTCCCCGTCTTCGCCGAGGTCCATCAGAGCTTCGACAGCGAGCTCCGTCGCGACCTCGATCAACGCGTCGCGGTAGTCCTTGTCGCGATTCCGCAGCGTCGCGAAGTCGTCGCCACGTGACGCCTCGGCCGCCATCTGCGCCCGCGACAGCGTCGTGACGATCTCATCGTTCACAATCACGTCGAACACGGTTCGCGGCTGGAGCGCAACGCGCAGCCCGGAGCCGAGCTGCTTCACGACCTCATCCGCGGCGGCTTCCTTCACTCGCAAGCTGACCATGCCCGAATCATGCCAGACACGACGAAGGCCCCTCCTGCCAAAGCAGGAGGGGCGCCATGCCAGTGCACCGTCCTCCCGGAGGCTGAGGAGGGGAGGACGGTGCACGAATGCTTCGGGCTAGGAAGCGGTGAGGGTGGCCGACGGGCGGCCGGGGCGGGTGTTGCGAGTATCAAGCCACTTCACGACAGCGGCCTTCTCCCTGAGGGGGCCCTGCTCGGTCTCGATCACGGGGTCCGGGAATGAGGGGTTGGCGGCCCACTGGCGTGCACGCTGGCGCGACACGCCTCCCAACTTCGCGATCTCGGCATAGCCGACAACCTCAGGGTAGATCGGCTGAGCAAGCTCAGCGTCGAATGCGTCCTCGCTCTGCACGGCGATGCCGACGACGGTGGCTCCATCGATACGGCCCGACACGAGAGAGACGGCACGTTCGGCGGCAGCCGTGGGAGTCTCTGCGTCCACGAACAGAGCAAAGCTACCGCCCTGCATGTCGCGATCGATGGTCGCAGCAGCGGAGTGATCAGCAAGGCTCTCGGCAACTTCAGTAACGAAGTCAAGGTCGAGCGGCGCAGGAGCCCTATAGGCGACGCTGGTGTGCCAGGTCATGGTGTGGGTCCTTTCAATTATATGTGGTGAGCGCAAACTGTTGCATGAAGGCATGGACCCGAGCTACGGTGAGGGCAGATCACCTGCCAGAGTGTCTACCCTCACCGCTCCTTAGCCCTACTCCTTGAAGCCGGAGCGCTTGAGCTGAGCCATCATGTTCTTCCATGCTCGCCGGTCGGACGGCGTGAGATGGATGAGAACCATCGGCTTGCTCGGATCCGGGGGGACCGCGTAGAGACCTTTCTTGGTCCTGCGCTCCTCCCAGCTCTGCGCTGCGAGCTTCTGGAGAAGGATCTTCAGATCCTTGTCCATAAGCCTCCTTATTGAGTTAGCGGCGACAAGACTGGATGCCTTGTCGTTGACAAGTATACCACGCATCCCTTCCCGGCGGGAAGGAATGGCTACGACGAAATCGCCCCTCCCGGGGAGCCCGCCACCTGCAGGTGTCGGCAGCTCACCCAGGAGGGGCGAAGACGGTTCAGGATCAGGCGTCGCCCGCGTGATCGGTGCTGACCACCGCGAGCGGCGCTGTCGGGTCGTTCGGGAGCGTGGCGAGGATCAGCCGCAGGAACGACAGGAGCGACGAGAGCGCGGCCGCCTGCAGCACTGTGGGCCAGGCGACGTCGGTGATCAGGATGGGGCCGGCGAGCCCGGCGGCGAGGGACTGCGCGAAGGTCTTCACGACGCGCTCGACGGCCGCGAGCCACCACGCCAGGTCGACGCCAGCGACCTCGGGGAGGTCGGCGAGCGACGTCGCGAGCGACAGGACGGCCGCGAGCGCGGCGGCGAGGCCCATCGCGGTCCAGGGGACGTCGGCGACGACCGTGGCGCCCATGTACGGGAGGGCGACGGCGATCGCGGTGTAGAGGGCGCGGAGCGCGGCGGCGCGCCACCAGGCGGCGCTGGTCAGGTTCGTCATTCGGGGTCCTCCGTGATTGTTGTGATGCAGGTGCCTGCGGGTTCGGTGGTGCCGTCGGTGTAGGTGACCTGCCACGTGCCGGTGTCGTCGCAGGTGAGGGCGGTGATTCCGCGGCCGTCAGCGCCCTGGGGACCCGCGGGGCCGCGGTCGCCTTGAGCGCCGGCTGGTCCGGTCGCGCCGGTGGAGCCGGTCGCGCCCGTGGCTCCGGTGAGCCCGGTGGGGCCCGTCTCGCCAGGCTCGCCCTGGGCGCCCTGTAGGCCGGGGAGCCCCGGTGCGCCGGCCTCACCGTCGGCCCCTGGGGACCCGGTCTCGCCGTCGTCGCCGTCCTCCCCGTCGTCACCCGGGAACCCGCGAAAGCCACGCTCCCCCTGGGGGCCGGCGGGGCCAGCGGGGCCGGCCGGACCGCGTTCGCCCGTGACGCTCGGGGCCGCCGCTTGAGCGTTGCTCGTGTCGGTCGCGTCCGAGGGTGTGTCGGCGCCCGGGAGATGCCCGGTGGCGCGCACGTACTCGTCGTAGAGCTCGGAGTACGTCTCCGACAACGTCTGGTGCGCGATCCACGCGGCATCCGCGTCGGCGCGCCACCGGTCGCGGGACTGGGAGATGTCGGCGATCCACACGCCGGCGCCCGCGATGACGAGCAGCAGAGCGACGATCATGCCGATCACCGCTCGCCTGACGTCGCGACGTTTGGCGTCGAGAAGCTCGGTCGTGGTCATAGCAGTCCTTCCGGCCAGGGCGGCGGGGGTGGTTCGTGACGGTTATCGATCGCGTGGCGGAGGACGAGGATGTAGTCGTCCCGGATACGGATCTCGACGCGGAGAGCGTCGACCTTCGACTCGAGACGCTCGTGTCGGGACTCTTGCTCCTCGATGCGTTCTTGGAGCTGGTCGATGAGGCGGTGCTCGAGGTCGCCCTTCTTCGGGCGCAACGCGAGGAGCCCGGCGATCACGATGCCGATGATGGGGAACACCCAACCGCCGAGGAGGGTGAAGATGTCCGCGGCTGTCATTCAGGCCCTCCCCGGCGGTGTGCTCACGAAGCGCTGGTCAGCGCTTCTGGGCGAGGTAGGCGAGGCGCTGCGTCTTCTGCGCCGTCGACCACGTCCCCCCACGGACGAACTTCCCCTGACCGTTCAGGTCGTCGAGGATCCCGCCGCCGCGGGAGATCACGTGCGAGGGGATGCCGTGGATGCCCAGAATCGCGGTGAGGGTCTTCTGCGACACGGGCCGCTCGGTCGTCTTGAACGCGTCCTCGTAGAGCTTCACGCTGGTCTTCGACGTGATCTGCTTGATGTACTCCTGGCCGATCGCGTAATGCCGGCCCTCGTGGATGCCGTTGGTGATGCGCACGAGCTTCATGTCGTCCTCCTCCTCTTCGCCGCTGTCTGCGGCCGTGTCTGGCGAGTCATCGGGTGATGCCCCGCCCACGCCCGCAGGCGCCTCCGTGGTGTCCTCGCCGACGCGCTCCTCGAGGAACGCGCGCGGGTCGATCTGGCCCGTGTTCGCCGCATGCCACGCGCCCAGCGTGATCTCCAAGTGCAGGTGCACGGCCATCACCCCGGCGGCGTGCGGGGTGTGTCCCTCGACACCGATCGGGTCGCCGGGCTCGACCGTCTGCCCGACCGTGACGGTGGTGGAGGCGAGGTGCAGGGACCGGGAGAAGAACCCGTCGTGCTGGATCCACACCATCTGCCCGCCGCCGTACCAACCCGACCGGGTGCCGGAGTGCACGACCGTGCCCGCCGCGATCGCCCGGACAATCCCGAGGCCGTAGAAGTCCTGCCCCCGGTGGTAAGACGACGCGAACGACAGGTCCGCGTCACGCGGCCCGAACTGCCCCTGCCAGGAGAAGTTCGGCGGCGTCGTGCGCCCATTCGGCCACAGAACCGTCATGACGATCCCTCCCTATGAGAAACGCCCCACCGGTCGGCAGGGCGCGGAATTAATGAGCAGGTGACGGGGCCGGTCATTCGAACGGCACGATCGTGAGGAGCACGTTGCAGCCCCCGCCGCAGACGACGAGGTCTGACGGTGGCACCTCGATCGGCACGCCCTGGTTCTCGCACCCTGGCGTCGTGCAGGTGACAGTCCCTGCCGGATAGGCCGGGACGTGGTCGTCGATGAGGTCGGCCATCATCCGCTCGCATTCGTTTCGGTGAACTGCATCGCCGACCAGTAGACGTAATGCCCGCTGATCGTCGCTGTCGGGTGGTCGTTCCAGATGCGCAGCGTGCACCCGGTGGCCGTCCGGTCCGCGACGGCGACCTGCAGGCGCTGCTGGCTAACCGACGGGGTCACCACGGGCGCGACCGTGAATCGCCCGGTCGGGAACGTCACCGTCATGTCGGTGTTCGACCCCGGGGCAAGCGGCGGCAGCCCCAGGCCGCCGGAGGTCATTGCCCACGGCAGGCGCGATGCCTGTTCGTTGGTGCGCCGCCAGTCGCCGACGTCGCTCGGGGTGATGCCCTCTGTTTGCGTGTCGTAGGCGTCGAACCAGCGCACCTCGCCCGTGGACAGCTCGAGGCGTTCCCCCGACTCGGCGGTCGCGAACGTGCCGGCGAGGAAGTTGTCCTCGCCGTCGAGGCGCCCGGTCTGCGCGCCGAGCGAATCGAACAGTTCCAGGCCGTCCTCCGACGCGAGTCGGAACCCGCGCTCTGGCGACGCCTGGGCCAGGAGCGCCGAGGTGATGCGCCATTCGAGGCCGCCGTAGTCCCAGTAGCGCAGGGTCCGGTCGCCCTTGTTCCACGTGTACTCCGACGACGACGTGCCGGGGGCACGGTTCGGAGGGTACGACGTGCCGATCGGGGGTTCGTAGTTCGTGTCGAGCGCGCCGTCGATGAGCTGCCGGGCGAACGCCCCGGACTGGGTAGTGCGCTCGATCCCGCCGCCGCCTGCGACGTAGGTTGCCTTCACCCGCAACTGCACGTTCGCGGTGAAGTCCGCCGTGATCGAGCCGCGGACGCTCGTCGCTTTCGACAGTTCATCGGTGGTGAGCTGCCGGGACCAGCGGACGGTGCCCGCGGTGTCTACGAGCTCGAGCCATGCGGACAGATACGGCGCCCGCCGCTCGGTGACGCTCGTGAACGCCAACTGGTACTGCCACACGTCACCGGCGGTGATCGGTGTGACGGCACTGTTGGTGAGGTACGTCGTCCGGGCGACCGTGGAGGCGTTATTCGGCAGGTCATGCGCGAGGAACGTCGGATCGGACTTCCCACCGCCATGGGTGGGATACCAGCCCGTGTCGGTGAAGTTGAACGGATTCGTGACCGTGCGGTTTGCGGGCAGCCAGGCGTCGTTCTTGAACACGAGCGACCCCGTGCGGCGGGTGATCGGTTTCACCGCGGTGCGGGTGCGGACGCTGCCGCGGTTCCGGCGCGTCTGCGCCTCGCCCATGATCGAGGTGTACTGCCAGGACTGGTCCCAGGTGAGCACGTCGTCTTGGTAGTGCCCCTCGTCATCGCCGAGGAAGCCGGATGCCACCCACGCGGTGTCCGCGGTCGAGGACAGTCGCGGGTCGGTGAGGACGTTCGATCCGGTACCGAGGTTCGCAGACGACGCGATCAGCGGGCCCTCGATGTACGCGCCGTAGATTTCCTTGCCGTTGAGGGCGTCCACGTCGAGCAGGCGTGCGGTCACCGTCCCGTCGAACAGGGCGCTCTCACCGATGAACGCATCCGCGATAGCCGTCTGGGCGACGACGACGTCGGTGAACAGCTTCTGCACCGTGGCTTCGTCGAGGACAGCCTCGGAAGCGGTGAGCTGCGCGGCATCGATGGCGAGGAACTGAGCCGACGCCGCGGCGATCTCTTGCGCCACGATATCCGACAAAGTGGCGTTACCGGCGGTGAGTTTGCCCACATCGAGGTTTGCGATCGCCTCCGACGCGATCGCCGACCCGACCCAGGTCGACCCCGTCCCAGAGGCGGTCTGCGTCCACTGGGCGATGACCGGCCCCGATAGGTCCGTCGTGCTCGTCCCGACCTGCTGGTGCTGGAACCAGGTGGAGTTCTTCGGAGCGGACCCGGACGGGGAGGTCACCGAGTGGATGACCTTCGCGAGCCCGTTCGCGGCGGTGATCGCCGTCGAGGCACGGTTGTACGCCTGCTTCGCTGCCTCGTAGGAGGACGACACCTGCACGGGCCCGTACTCGAACGCCGCCTCCCCGTACGCGGTGAGCATCACCGTGTAGAGCGTGGTCGTCGACCCGGCAGAGTACGCGGGCTCGGTGATCGTCCACGGGGCCGCCGGCGGGTTCGTCGTCGGCACCGCTGGGGCGGCGAGCGTGGAGGACTGCAGCAGGTAGTACGTCCGCACGTAGGACGGTGCCGGCAGCACCACGAGGGTGACACGGTCGGAAGCGCGAACGGGCATGGGTCAGTTCTCCAGACGAGCTTCGAAGGTGGCGCGGTCGTCGACCTCCCCGGCGGAGATCGTGAGCGTCGAGCCCGTGTCGATGGGGGTACTGCCGCCGTCGACGTACCAGTTGATGGTGCCGAGGGCGGCGAGAGCCGCCCCGGTGACCTCGGTGCCGCCGACGTAGACGTGCGCGGTGAGCGTCGTCGCGATCGCGGTGTTCTTGAACACGAGACCGCCGGAGCTCGACACCTCAAGGGTGATCGCAGCGGCACCGTCGGCGCCCGTGTCTCCGGTGTCGCCCTTGTCGCCTGTGTCGCCCTTGGAACCGGTCGCGCCCTGCCGGGCCTTCGCCCACGAGAACAGCACCACCCGGGCGGTCCCGCCACAGGTGAGTGTGATCGCGACGGTGCCGGAGTTGTTGCCGCCGAGGGTCGCACCGTTGGCGACCTGCAACGTCAGGACACCGTCGGCGGAGGTCGTTCCGGCGGTGTTCGTGCCGACGGTCATGCCCGACGGGAGGGTGCCGACCGCGGCGGTCACGGGAGCACGGTTCGCGCCGACGTACCCGAAGAAATCCACCTGGATCGTCGTCGCCCCCGACACTGCGCCGGAGCTGGAGGTGACGATCGCGTGGGACTCGTTCTTCAGCCCCACGATCGTCGCGTCGGTGCCGGCATCACCGGTGTCGCCCTTCTGGCCCGTGGTGCCCTTGAACGCGATCGAGAAGCTGAAGCGCTTCTCGATCGTCAGCCCACCGACGGTCACCGGGATGACGACCTCCCCGCCGGTCGTCACCGACGCGGCCACCGCGATCGTGAGAGTCGGGGCGGTCGCGTGCCCGTCGCTGGTGACGGTGACGCCGGTCGGCTTCGTGACATCGCCGACCGCGACAGATGCGGCGACATACGCCCCGCCCTGCACGGCCTGGATCTTCGTGGTCGTCGAACCGGCGATCGCGTTCGTCACCGTCCCCGGGAACGCGTAGGACTCCGAGGACAGCATGACGGCGACGCCGTCGGTGAGGTCGGTGAGGGTGATCTGATCGGCAGCGCGCTGTGCCATGTGGGGCTCCTGGTCAGGTGTGAAGGATGCACTGGAAAACGGTCTGCTCGTCCACGTCGGACGGGCTGACGGTGAGCGCGAACCCGGCCTGTGACAGGCGCGGGTCCGCGGAAGAGATGACACCGAACGCGGCGTCATCGAGGCGACGCCACCACCACTCGAGGTACGCGCCCGACCCGAACGCCGCCCACAGGGCGTCGATGGTCGTGATCTGCTGCGCCCCGGCGAACACGGTCACCGTGAGTACCGTCGAGATGGCGTTGTTCTTGAACGACGTGCCCCGGGAGGAATCCACCCGCAGGGTGACGGCGTCCTCCCCGGGCGCCCCGTCGGCCCCGGTCATCACGGCCGGGGCGGAGTAGGTGATCGTCCCGTTGATGAGCGTGTTCTTCGTGCGCCGCCACACGAACTGCCCCGGCTCCCACACAGGCGTCGCCTCCGACCATGCCGCGCCCGCGCCGGGCGGGACGGTCGCAGAGCCGGTGACGACGTACTCATCGACGCTGGACGCGATCGCCACGCCGACGGCCTGGTCGGTGTCCTCGAGCTGCGTGAACGCGTCCGTGATGCGTTGCTCCGCATCGTCGAGACGTTCCTTCGCGGCGGTGAGGTCCGTCCCGGCATCGGTCAGACGCTCGTCGAGCTCGGCCTGCGCCTGGGTGAGAAGCTCGGTCGCCGCGGCCGCGGCGACGCCCTGCCCGAGCGCGTCCGGGACCTTCACGGGGGCGCCGTCGATCTGCACCGTCGACCGGGAGATCTGCGAACGCCGCTCGAGGATCCCGACCTTCTGCGTCAGGGTCGCGATGCGTGCGGCGAGGTCCTCGGCGTCACGGTTGCGGGTCATGTGCTCACCCTCCGTAGATGTAGGCGTCGCTCCTCTCGAGCGAGAGCAGCGCGGTCGTGTCGGTGACGAGCTCCCACGCGACAACCCGGTGCCACAGGTCGATGTCTCCCAGGTGCGGGAGGGTGACCTGCACGCGAATGTCGTCGCCGAGCGCCCACGAGCCGATCGGGGCGTTGGGATGCTCGCGGACGGTGATCTGCGGGACCGTGAGGAGCCCCTGCCGGGCGGTGAGCTCGTCGCGCGCGATCGCCCGAAGCCGGGCCGCCGAGGCGGTGTCCTTCGCGGTCACCACCTGCGCGCGCCGCAACCGCCCGTCCCGGACGGCCTTCGACGCGCGCGCGGACCCTTCGCCTTCACCGGCACCGATCACGAGGATCTCGTTGGCGTAGTCGTCGCCGGAACGCTCCGCGTCACCGACGGCGATGATGTTCGCGTCGTCCGTGAACGTCAGGTCCGCGCGGCGCCTGCCCAACCGTGGGTAGCCGATGCGGATCGTGTGGGCGACGTCGTCGCCGCCCCACGTGTGCTCCTCGACCCAATCGAACGGGGCCTCGGCGGCGAGGGCGTCGATCTCCTGCCCGATGTCCGGGGCCTCCCACCAGGCCAGCGCGTACGGTTCCGCCTCCTCGTCCCGGCGCGCAGGGGTCCCGAGACGCACCGGGGTGGTGTCGCCGGTGACGGTCACGCCGAGGTCGCTGTCGGGCTTGGACTGCACGTGCCCCCACAGGTGAGCGACGACCTTCGCCGGGTCGACGCCGATCTTGGAGTAGTCGCCGTCGTAGGGGATGCCGTGCGGGTAGGTCGACAGCCCCGCGGCCTCGATCTTCCACGTACTTCCCTCGAGGCGGGAGTACACGACGATCAGCGATCCACGGATCTTCCCCGCGACCTCGACGTGGAGCAGCGTCCCCCACTCCTCGAACAGGGGCCGCCCATCAGTGGCGACCGCTTGCCCGTCGGCGGGGAGGAGCGTCGCTTGAAATGACGGCACCCCGGACAGCTCGAACGACGGGCCCTCCCACGAGGAGAACGTCACGTCCATGTCGAGCCACAGCTTCGATGTGGCCCGTTGGGCGAGAAATCGCCACGTCACGCCGCGCGCTCCTCGAACTCGATCTGCACCACCACGCGCGTGTACGGCGTCGACCACGGTCCGCGTGAGGCGGGGATGCTCGTGCTGTCCAGGCGCCCCTGCAACCTCATCGGGGCCGTCACGCCCCGCAAACCGGCCGGCACCTGGCCCTTCTCGGCGGCTTGCATCACGAAGATCAGATCCCCCGCGCTCGGGGTGTTGAACGTGGCCTGCACGTTCAGCTGCGGGTCGTCACCGATCAGCAGTCGGGTCCGCCCCCACGTGTTCCCCTCCGCGAGGACGCCCGTGTAGGACACGACCGCCTGGAAGTGCGTCGCCCACTCGGGGATCTCGACCTGATCGAACAGGCCCATCGAGTCCGACCCCTGCAGCGGCCACCCATCCCACGCGGACGACCCGGCGTTGAAGTACCGCTCGTCCGGCGGGTTGAAGGTGAACATGCGCGTCTCACGCCGCGGGATCGCCACCTGCCGGAGATCGGTGATCATGCCCGCGGTGATCGTGCCCGTCGACGCGGGAACATCGACCCGCGCGAGAGTGATCGCCGACTGGCCGGCATACCCCGACACGTCCTGCAGGCGCGTCGTCCCCGCCGGGACGCCCGAGACCACCCGGAGGAACACGTACGGGCCGCTCGCGGGATCCGTCGGCGCCTGCCACGGCTCACCGGCCATGTTCGGATCCTCGACCCTCAGGACAATCAGGTCCGACCGGCCCGCGCCGCTGCCGGTCGCGGCCACATCGACCTGCGCCGATACGGGGTTGCGGGCGACGTACGTCTGCTGGTCGCCGCCGGCGGCACGGTTTCGGACCAGCGCCGCACCGGGGAGGACCTGCACGGCCGTCCCCGGTACCGCGAGCGGCTCGACCGTCAGGTCGCCGACGGAGACGATGCCCTCCGCGCCGGACGTGCCCGCATACGCGAGGAGCCGGGCGACCTCCGGGGAATGCTCGGCACCACCGCCGACGAACCAGGGAACAGGATCCAGAGCCACGATGACCCTCCTACGGGGTAGAGAAAGCGTCGCGCCCCGAGATGTCGAGACGCGCAGTACCAGTCGGGGACGTGCCCCGGAGGACGACCTCGTGCGTGCCGGGCGGGATCGCCGCGTCCCGCAACCGCGTCGACGACCGCGACAACGCCCCCGCTACCGACGCCGACCCGCGCATCACCGTCCGCGCGAACGGGCGGGTGTCCACGGTCAGGATCTCGTCGAACGCGAGCGACACGGCCAGCTCGAGGCGCAGCACGCCGACGACCTCGATCACCGGGTTCGTGATCGGCCCCGCCACGGTGAACACCGGCCACGTGGGCAGTTCCCCACCCACGACGATCCCGAGGGACCGATCCGACGAGGACGTCGTCGACAGCGGGGCAGCGAGCGGCGCGACCAGCCCACCGCCGGCCGCCGGCACGAACGGAATTCGCTCTGTCCAGGTGGGCCCGTACCAAGCGTCCTCCGCGGTGGCGAAATCGGCGGTGATTCGAACGACGCCTGACTGGATGTTGTCGTCGTTGCTCACAAAGTGTCGTGGACGTCCGAAGGCGAGCCGCCCTGACCCCGCGGCGAGCGCTGCGACTGCGCCGGGGGTTGTTCGGATGGTGTCGGCGCGCCACGCGTGTCTCGCCTGGCGCAGGAGGTCCCGTGCGGCTTCCTCTGTTGTTGCCATGATGTCGATCTCGAAGGTGACGTTGCCGCCATCGAGGTGGTCGCGCCCGAAGAATCTGCCATCGAGAGAGTCGCTCTGGGCGTCTTCGTCGCGGACGCTTTGTGCGCTGATCGCGGGTGCGGTATCGAACGAGAATCCGGACTCGCCAGTCCCGAACGCGAGTGTGGTTCCGGGGAAGCTGAGGTGCCAGTCGTGCATGGTGCCTCCGGGGCGGTGTTATTCGTCGGTGCGTCTCCGGTCGCCTTGGCCTGTGAGGCTGAAGACAAGGAACTCGGCGCCGGCGGGGCCGATGTTGCTTCGCGTCCATTCGACGAGCGCGGTTCCCGCGTAATCGATCGGTGCGATGAGGTGCCGATAGCGGTACTCGATGACGGTGCCTTGATCGGCCGCGTCGAGGAGTAGTGCGATAGCCGGCGGTAGGTCGCCGTTGTCCGTAGTCGTGAGTTGGAGGCGGAACCGCAGATACTCGTCGACGCCGAGGGACACACGACGGGGTGTGCCGCGATTTGCGTAGCGGCCGCCTTCGAAAATCTCGCCGCGCGGGTTGGGGTCGAAGTCGGTGCGCCGGGCGAGGGCGATCCATTCGCCCTCGCCCGGCGTTGGCCGCGCGTGAAGACCCCACTGGTATGAATACGCGCTGCGGTTATCCACGGGCTCTCCCTCGCCGTCTAGTCCCACGCTTCTCCGCACGGAGCGCGAACAGGATGCTCTGCAGCTCCCTGGCTCCCGCCTCGGTGAAGTAGGCGTTGCCGATGAGGGGTGCCGTCTGGCCCGATTCGATAGCGGCCGCGATCTCTTGAAGGAACGCGCGGTCAGGTCCCTGCGACCCTGTCTCGGCGCCTCGCCCCGGGGTGCCGGTGGTCGCAACACCACCGTCGGCCATGGGCAGGTAGCCGAACGACCGCATCGCCTGTTGCAGGATTTGGTGCGAACGCGCCGAGTCGTCGTCCGGGATGAAGAACTCGTCGTCCTTCATCCGGTCGCCGACGACCCGCCACGTGTTCGGCGGGACCTTCTGCGCGATCGGCGCCATCGGCGTCAGACCGAGCTGGCCTCCACCCGCCATCATCTGCAGGTGACTTCCTGCGGCCTGGTTGCTGAAGGTGTTGGTGGCGAGCGTGATTGCACGCGCGGCGTTATCGAGGATCAGCTGATTGATCGCGGCCTGCGCCGGCGACGTATCCGCTGTGACGACGACACTCCCATCGGGGAGTGCCGTGATCCGGGAGGCAAGGTCGTCGACCTTGCCCTGCGCATCGGCCGCGTTCGACGAGAACCGCGTCCGCTTGTCCTTCGGCGTCTTCATCACCGTGTCGATGAGCTTCTGCGCCTGACCACGAGTCAGGCCCATCTGCTGCATCTGACCAACGAGCGCCTCGCGCGAGGTGTTGTACCGATCCGTCAGGTTCTCCTGCGACTCCCCCGCGTCGGCCGCCATGTCGATCTCGTCCGCCATCGCGGCGAGCGCGTTGCGGATCTGACTGTCGAGGAGTTCGGAGGCGCGGGCGGATCCGTCGGTGGCGATGGTGTAGCCGTCGACGAGTGTTGCGCCGTCCTTCGCGTTGGCGCCGACGCGTTGGAGTGCGTCGGCGGTGCGCATGGTGGCGTCGTGGAGGTGACCCTGTTCGACGGCGCCCTCGAGGAAGCTGTTCATTTCCTCGCGGGCGCCCTCGATCGAGGGGATGAGAGTCTCGCGCATGTCGTCGGCGGCGTCGTCCGTGAACTGGCCGAAGTTCTGCATGTCGATGGACAGCTGTCCGAGCTCGGAGCCGTCCATGCCGGGCATGTAGTCGAGGAACGTGGCGAGCGCGGCGGTGGCTTGCGCGAGCGGGCCGGAGACGAACTCGCCGAACGCCTCGGTGCCGGCGGCGGTGCCTTCGACGACGGAGACGCCGAAGTCGAGGGCGCCGTTCGCGAGGTCGTAGAGGAACTGCATGATCTCGCCACGGTTGGCGGAGACCCAGTCGGCAAGGTCGCCGAGCGGTTCGGAGAACGCGACGGCAAGGGCGCCCTGAATGCCGGCGGCGGCGGTCTCGATGTTGCGCTTGGCGGACTCCATCTTCGTGGCGTCGTTGTCGGCGAGCGTGTCGAGCATGCGCTGCGCGGATCCGGTGACGCCGTCGAGCTCCTCGACCGCCGAGGAGAGGTCCATCGCGTATAGCGCCTCGCCGAGGTCCTCGGCCTGGGTGCCGAAGAGCGCGACTGCAGCGGCGTTGCGCTTCACGGGATCCTCGGTCTCGCGGAGTGCGGTCAGCACCTCCGCGAGCCCGTCGCGGGCGTCCTCCCCTCCGCGAGCGATCTTCGCCGTCATGTCCTCGGCGCTGAGGCCGAGCGCGGTGAAGCCCTCCGCTGACGTGTCGGAGGCGTCGGTGGCGCGGATCTGGAACTCTTTCAGGGCGTCGGCGGCGAGGTCGCTGTTGCGGGCGCCGGCCTGCATGCCCTGGTTGACGAGGCCGAGCGCTTCCTCACCGGACAGGCCGAGCTTGGAGAACAACGCCGGGTACTCGGTGAGGGTGTCGAGGAGGTCCTCGTTGCGGTTCACGCCCTCGCGGGCACCGGTGGCGAGGAGGTCGAATGCTTCCTCGGCCGAATCCGCGAGGCCCGAGCTGAGCATCGTGGTGACCGCGGCGGCGACCGGCCGCACGTCCTCCCCCAGCACGTCGGCGATGCCCGACAGGCTCTGGATGACTTTCTGCGAGTCGCGAGTGGTCGCCGTCTCGTCGAGGATGTTGAACTGCAGCGCGAGGCGCGCCGTGTCCATGTTCGACTCGATCGAGTCACCATAGGCGTTCGCGTACGCCTCACCGGAGGCGTGCGCGAGGCGGATCGCGCCGGCCTCATCGATGCCCGTCAGAGCCTGGACGCGGTCTCGCGTGACCTCCTGCTGCAGACCCTCCTGGAAGGCGGAGCTCACAGCTTCGCCGACAGAGCTCGCGATGCCGGCGATTGCCCCCGCGATCGGGATCGTTGCCAGGGCGGCAATGATGCCCTTGCCGAGGTTGTCGCCCGAGCGGCGGCCCGACGAGCTGGACTCGTCCTCGAGGTCGTCGAGAGCATCCTCAGCGGGAATCGTGTCCGCGTCGACCTCGATCTGCGCGCGCGACTTCGTCAGGGCGTCGCGCTGGCGCTCAAGCTTCTGCAGGCGCGCCTCGGCACGCTTCACGTCGGCGGAAACGTCGAGCTCGGTCTCGACCGAGCGCAGGTACTCGAGTCGCTTCTCCGTGCGCTCGATGCCCTTCTCGGCCCGCTCGATGTTGCTGTCGATCTGCACCGCGGTGTCGTGCGACACGAGGCGCTTCGCCGCGGCCTCGACACGATCCATGCCGTCGAGGGCGGGCTTCGTGTCCGCGTCGACCTTCTGCTCGATCGGCTTGCGCTCGATCTTCTCCCCGGTCTGCTTGACCTCGCGCTCTGCCTTCGCGATGTCGGCGGTGTTCGCCGTGAACAGCACCTCGAGGTCAGCGACGCGAAGAGCCATGGGTCACCTCCGGGTGAGGGCTCTCCGCAGACGCGTGTCCTGATCGAAGAGCGAGAAGATCATCGTGCGGATCCCCGGCCACGGGCGGGCGAGCACGGCCGGGTCGTACAGGTCGACGTGGAAGTGCAGCGCGAGATCCGCGACGACGAGGCGCCATGCGCCGAGGATCGCCAGCCACGACGTGTCGACCTCGATGGCTTCGACCGGCTTTCCGTCGGCGGTGGCCTTCTGCGGTGCGTCGTACGTCTCGGGGCGCACATCGGCCGGCGGCGTCCGGTAGTCCGGGTACCAGCCGTCCGCGTCCGGTTGCCCTATGCCGTACGGCGCCCAGTCCTCCGCCGTTTCGAGCCTTTTGGGGCGCGACCACCATCCTTCGGGGCGCCGTCCGCGATCGCGCGCGGGGCCCACAGGATCGCCGCGAGCTTGTCGGCATACTCGCGGCCGCGCGCCCAGTAGAAGACGGCGTAATAGCCCATCCGGTCGATCGTCGCCGAGTCGACGCCGTCGCGCACGAGCTCGTCGTACACGGATCCGAGCGCGGGGTGCGTGTCACCGATCGAGTTGAGAACCTGCTGCACCTCGTCGGGGATCTCGCCCTCGATGAGTCCAAGGTTGATCTCGCCGCGCACGGCGGCGGCGAGGACCTGCTTGGCGCCTTCGACGCTCGGGGGCCGCACATCGTAGGTGCGACCCCCGAAGGTCAGCGTGAGACCATCCGCGGCCCACTCACCAAAGTCGACCGCGGTCATCTCACGCCCCTCGCTCGTACGAGTACTCGTTCGACGTGCCCGCAGCCGAGGTGACGGTCACCGGGACAGTCCCCTCGACGCCAGCGGGCACCTGCAGCACGATCGAAGAACCGTTGACGATCATGTAGTCGTCGGCGGAGAGCGAAACGGAATCGAACGACACCTCGGTGGCGTCGAGGAAGCCGGACCCGTTGATCGTGATGAGCGTGCCCTCGTCCGCGGCCGGCGGACCGATGAACGAGATCTGCGGGACCGTAGCCCCCCAGCCCGCGAACGGGTTAACGATCGGCGTGTACTCGCCGCGGCCGGTGAGCGTGATCGCGAAGACCTCGGTCTCGGCGTTGCCGGTGTTCGGGCGGGACACCTCGACCCGGGTCGTGGCACGGCCAGCGTCGTTCGGGTTCGGGGCCCCGGTCTCGGGCTTGTGATAGAAGCGCATGTCGACCAGGGCCGCGTTGCCCTTCGCACGGCCCGCGGCGAGAAGCACCTCGACCTCGGGAAGGTAGAGGCCCGTGGTGAGGCTACGGTTCGCCTGAACGGTGAACGAGGCCGCGAAGCTGCGCCCCGTGACGTCCTCGCTCGGCGCCCCCAGGTCGTCGTACGTGGCGGTGTCGCCCGTCGTGGGCGGGAACGTCGGCGCGAATGCGGACATGCGCCGCAGCGGCTGCCACTGCGGCGAGCCCGCCGTGCCGAGATTGATGTCGATGCCGTACTCGAAGCTCTTGCCGAGCGTGCTGCCAGCGGGCAGCGGAACCCTGTTGCTCATGATGCGATTGCCTCCATGTTGTCGAGCGTGATCAGGTAGTTTTCTGTCCGCTCCTCGCGGCTGTTGCCGTCAGCCCCCAACGGCGACATCGAGATGCGGCGAGCGCTGAGGATGCCCGCGACGCGGGAGAGGCCGTCGAGGGCGGTGTGTGCGATGCCGGCGATGGTGTCGGCGTCGTCGAGGTGGTGGGCGCGGCCGCGGATGCGGATTTGTGCGCGGCGCTGGGCGAGGTACCGGTCGTCGTCGGTGGCGTAGACGCGGACGCCGATTGCACGATCGGGGGTGTCGCCGATCGGCCCGTAGAACAGGCCGGTCTCGTCGGTCGTGTATGCGGGGCCGGTCGGGCGCCATTCCCAGCCGGGGATGCCGGAGAGGTATACGAGGAGCCGGCAGGTGAGGGCGGCGTCATCCACCGAGGGCGCTCCGAACTCCCTTGGCGATGGCGCCTTCCACGTCGAACTCGAGTGCGGCGTTCTCGAGGAACTTCGCGCCGCCCTTCTGGTGGCGGTAGTCGAGGTTCTCGTGCTGCAGGGCCGCGTGGCGGGCCTTGTAGCTGATCTGCACGGTGAGGTCGTCGACGCGCACCTGGCCGGACTTGGCGAGTGCTCCGGTGCGGCGGGGCGCGTTCTCGTTGGACTGCTTGAGGACGTCACGGCCGGCCTTGCGGAGCTCGTCCTGCACGGCCTTTTCGACGGTCGTGAGGATCGGGTTGTGGATGTTCACGCTTGCCTCCTATTCGAGGAACAGCACGAGGTGTGATTCGAGCGGTGGGCGCTCGACGTGTCGGGCAACGGTGATGACGGTCGCTTCGCGTTCCACGCCCGCGCCCTCGCCCGGCCACACCGTGACCAGGGCGCCGGGCGTGACGCGGGCGTCGAGCGCGACCGTCACCTGCGTGGACGACACGACTTCGCGGGCGTCGCGGTCGCGGACGAGCGTCTGCTCGTCCTTCACCTCCGCCGCGAGTTCACGCGGCGCGGTGTAGGTGGTGCCCATGCCGCCCGAGGACGCGATGTCGCGGACGCGGACGGTGTGCGGGGAGAAGAACGCGGGCCATTTCACGAGTACCGCTCCCCCGGCCAGATCCCGACGCTGACGCCGTCGATGGGGAATGAGGCTCTCGGCATGCCGAGGAACGTGAAGCCGTCGCCGGCGCGGGCGCACAGGCCGCGCAGCGACACGACGTCGTCGTCCGAGAACGCCGAGGCGGCGTCGTCGTACGTGATCGCGGTGCCGTTGCGCGACAGTGAGCGTGCACGCCGCGCGCCCGCGTCAGGGAGCTCGGCGTAGACGCCCTTGAGGATCGCGAGAGCGTCCTTCTGCGGCTCGCCCGTGAGCGAGTCGAGGCAAGGGGCGAGGTCCCGCGCGCGAGCCAGCACGCGGCGGGCCGCCTGCTCATCGGGACCGATGTCCTCCGGGAGAATCGCCACGGATCCTCACCCCTTCCTCGTCACTTCTTCGGCGTGGCCGGCTTGCCGGCGCCCGGATCCTTGCCCGCCGCAGCGGTGTCAGCGCTCGAGTCGCTGTCCGTGTCGTCCGACTCGGACACCGACTCGGACGACTCGGACGACTCGGACGACTCGGACGAGTCGCTGTCCGAGTCGTTGGACTCGCCGTTCGGCGCGCTGTTGTCGCTGTCGGCCGTTCCCGAGCCGTCGGCACCCGTGGACGTCGAGGGCGCCGGCGCGCTGGTCTTTGCGACCATGCGCACCGAGACCGACTTGACCAGGCCGCCGTCGACGAGGCGCTTGACATCGGCCTTGTCGACAGCGGCGGGGAGCGCGTCGCCACGGTGGAAGTAGCGCTGCTCGATGCCCTCGTCGGTCTTGACGGGGCAAACGATCATCGTCGCGGTGACGACGTTCGCCTTCGCGGTGGCGGCCACGATCAGAGACCCGTGTTCGTGATCTTGATGCCCGCGGCCGCCTCGCGCACGACCGGCACCGTCACGCGGCGAGCGCGTAGCTTGTATCGGTCGTTGTCGTCGTCTCGGAGGGACTTCGTCTCGACGCCGACGCCTCGCTCCGAGATGTAGCCGGGCCCGCCGATCTGCTCGTCGGCCATGCCGCCGAGCTGGGTCGTGTCGAGGAGCATCGGGTCGGTGCTCGGTGTGTGGGGCGAGGTGAGCCAGGTCAGGCCGAGGGCCTGGGGCCACGTGCCGGACGTGAGCGGGTTGCCGCCCTCGCGTGGCAGGAGGCCGGCGGCGTTGAGCCGCGAGACGGCCTTGGCCCACTGGGTGCCGGTGAGGACGATGGCTGTGGGGTCGTAGCCCTCCTCGAGGTCGACGACCCGCTGCTTGGCGAGGAGCACGCTCTCGACGATCTCGTCGCCGCCGGTCCAGGCGCCGGGCCCGTCCGTCGTGACGTCGAAGGTGGCCGTCACGCGGGAGGCGATGACGCTGAGCGCGGCCGTGTCGATGAATCGCACGGTGCGGTTGACGAGCTTCGCGAATGCCCGGTCGACGGGGTCCATGAGGAGTCGCGCGATGGCCTCGTCGGTGACGATGACGTCGCGGCCCCACTTGGTCGTCTTCGCGACCTGCAGGGTGCCTTCGTTGGCCTTGGTCAGCGGGTATGCAGCGCCCGGGGCGATCGCCTCCGGGTCGTCGTTGGTCTCCATCGGCTCGCCGTCCTCGTAGAGGATCGCGCCGCCGTTGGCCTGGTACCGACCGGTGAGGAGCATGTCGGCGATGTAGCGCTTGTCGGCGAGCGTGCGGATCCGGCGGGCGAGGACGCTCGGCGTCTTGAGGAGGTGGTGGATCGACGCCGTGTCGCCGTCGGTGACGGTCGGCGCGGGTGCGGGGTAGGTGTACGTCATGAGTGTGCTCCCTGAGGTCAGCGGGTGATCCGCGCGGTGACGAGGTCGTCCGCGTTGTCCGCGGAGGTGAGGGCGTAGCCGACGATCTGGTCGGGCGTGCCGGCGCCGATCGGCGCGACCTTCCCGTCGGCGGCTGCGATGAGCGCATCGCCGGCGGTGATCGCGGCGCTGGCGACGAGCGGCTGGACGCCTCCGAGGAGGACCGCGACCTTGTCGCCGCTGGGCGTGTCGACGGCGGCTGCGCCGACCGTTGCGGTCGAGGCGGCGCCCGCGTGTGCGACGGTGCCGTCTCCGGTGACTTCGAGGAGTCGCCCCGCGGTGACGTCGGCGGAGGCCGAGAGCGTGATCGCGACGGCGGAGGGCTCGAACTTGTGCACGTGCTGGTCCATGATCAGGCACCCTTCGTGGTGTCGGTGGCCGGGGTCTCGCCGGGCCAGAACTTCATGTACATCTCGGTGTCGTCGTCCGGTGCCTCGTCGACGCCGCCGGTGATGCCCTTCGCCTCGAGCGGAACCGTGCCGGCGGCGAGGCTGTTGAGGGTCTCGGCGGCTCCGGGGTCCGCCTCGAGCTGCTGCAGCCAGTGCTCGCGACGTGCGGGCGGGATGCGACCGGTGTTGACCGCGGCGTCGACCGTCGCGACGCGCTCGGCGGTGCGCTGCGCCTCGCGGGCCTCCCGGCCATCGGCGGCGTCGCGACGGAGCGCGGCGAGCTGGTCCTCGTCGATCATCGTCACGCCCTCTGGCGTGGCGGCCGGCTCGCGGGCCGCGGGCTCGGCGTTGAGGCGCTCGTCGAGCGCGGTGAGCATCGCCTCGTCGTCGACCTCGGCGGTCAGGCCGAGTCGCTCGCGAAGCCCCTTGGTGATCTTCTCCGACATCGTCGGAACTCCCTTCGTTTCGGGGTGAGATGCCGACGGCGGATCCGCCGGCGAGGGTGCCGCGAGCGCCACGCGCTCGAGGCGCGCGAGATCGTCGGCTGTCACCCGCGACCGGCCTTCGGCCGCGGGAATGTACGGGGCGGACGACGCCGACCGGCCGGCGTGCTGCCATCCGAGGGCCTTCGCCGCACGCTCGATGGGCACGACGTTCTCGGGCTCCGCGTTCGGCGTGGGCAGCTCGAGGACGCGATCGACCAGCCCCGCGGCGAGCGCTTCCTTCGCCGTGTACCAGGTCTCGTCGAGCATCGCGGCGCGCCATTGTTCGGCGGTGCCGCCGGCGCGCTTGGCGTAGAGCTCGGCGATGGTCTGGGAGAGGCGGTCGAGGCTGTCGGCTTCCTTGCGGAGGTCCTTGGCCTGCCCGTAGACGATGGCGGAGGCGTCGTGGATCATGAGCTCGGCGCCGGCGCCCATTTCGATCTCGTCGGCGGCGAGCATGATGATCGTGGCGGCGGATGCGGCGATGCCGTCGATGGAGGCGACGACGCGGGCGCTGTTGCGCGCGAGGGCGTTCATGATCGCGGTGCCGCCGTAGACGCTCCCGCCTGGCGAGTTGATGCGCAGGTGGATGCGTTCGGCGTCGAGCTGGTCGAGGGCCTTGACGAGTTCGTTCGCCCCGACTTCGTCGTCCCACCATGCGGAGGAGACGATCACGCCGTAGATGTGGACCTGAGCGGTGCCGTTGTCGTCCGTGTCGATCCGGTACCAGGGCTCGTCGAGCCCGATGAGGCCGGTCATGTGTCCTCCGTCGTGGTGTCGGTTGTGGCCGGCGGTTGCTCTCCGTGGCCGCGCCCGGGTCCCTTGCGTTCGGGCAGCGAGAGCGCCTGGCGGGCGAACTTCTCGAGGTCCTCGTCGGGCGTGAGGATTCGCGCGTCGACGAGGATCTTGATCGCTTCGGCGGCGAGGCCCTTGCCGATTTCGTCGAAGACGATCCGCGGGGCGGGGGTGTCGGGGCCGAAGTTGATGTCGACGAGGTCCTCGACGATGTGCTTCGACGCGGTGTCGGCGATCTGCAGGCCGACCGTCTGGAGCGACATCGTGAAGAAATCGGCGAACGTGGATCCCAGGGCCCAGGACCCGGTCTCGGTGCCGAGGTTGAGGAAGTGCGCGAGCACGGCGCGCGCGATCTGCTCGTCGTAGTAGCGGATCGGTGGCATCGCGTCAGGCAGGGTGCCTTCCACGCCGAGGAGCTTCACCGATGCGCCGTGCGGGACCGCGGCGCCCGCGCTCTCGCCCGACCGGAAGCCGCGCGCGATCTTGAGCCCGCTGTCGAGCTCGGCGTCGGCGCGGCGCTTGTACTCCTCGGGGTCGGAGATCTGGGACGGCTGCTCCGACGCCTCGTACACGGGGACGCCCATGCCGTTGCGGTGGATCGTCTGCGACTGCACGCGCAGGAGCCGGTCCTTGAGGAGCCAGAACTTGTACGCGGGGCGGAGGAGGGACTGTCCGAGCCAGTTGCCGCCCTCGCGCTCGTTGACGTACACGACGAGGCGGTCTACCGTCATCCGATACGACCGCTGCTCGCCGATCGCGTATCCGTGCTGCTCGATGGCGACCAGGCCGCCGTCGGCGGCGACCTCGATGCGGCTGATCGTGCGTGGCGGCCGCCACCCGAGCTTGCGAAGCCACGCCCGCCCATCGGGGCCGATGCGATAGGTCTGCTCGAACACCGAGTGCCCAAACGGGAGCGACAGCAGGGCGTGGTGGAGATGCTCCGGCCACGAGAACCGGTCGCGGCGGCGGCCCGTCTGCGTGTCCTCGTCCTGCCCCTTGACCGGGAGACCCAGGTTGGCGGAGACGAACTTCACGACCTCCGGATCGGCGCCGGCCGGATCGATCTGCCACGGCGTGCGCTTGATCGGGAGGGAGACTGCTCGCAGCACCGAGATGACCTGCGCGTCCTGCCGGCGCATGCGGTCGTACACGGGAATGTTGAGCGGCCACCGGAGCTCCGGTGTCTCCTCGTCGTCGATGTCGGCCCAGAAGCCGTTGGCGGCGTCGCTGGTGTACCCGTGCTCACGAGTCGCCGAACGTGGGACGGCGGAGGCGACCGCCATGGGTCGGCGCAGCCAGTTCGTTACCCAGCCCATTGCGCCTCCTCAGGTGTCAGAAGCCGACCGAGGAGAGGTCTCCGGTCAGGCTGTCGTGGTCGTCGTCTTCCTCGTCGTCGTCCGTGGCGAGGGCCTTCGGTGGCGGCGGGGGCGGTGGCGGTTCTGCGTCGTGGTTGAGCAGCAGCCACAGCGCCGCGATCCACGCCTTGATGGGCGCGATGTCGACAGGGCTATTGATGTGGTCGAGCACCCAGGCGCCACCGGAGAGCGTCTTTCGCTCTGCGGTCTGCGCGGCGAGGTCGAGCACAGGCGACGGCATGTGCCAAGCGGCACGGCGCGCGAGCTCGTCGTAGGCGTTCGCGTGGGCGCCGATCAGGTCCATGTCGACGACGGGCATGTGGAAGGTGCGGGATGCCTTCAGCTGCTTGACCAGCGTCGACTCCGGTGCACCGTTCTTCTGACCGGTCACCGCCTTGATGCGGCCCTTCCGATCCGGTGACGCGAGCCAGTCTTCGACCCAGTCGACGCCGTACCGGCCAGCGACGAGCTCGATCTGTGCGTCACCGTCGGCTCGCCATCCGGCGAGCGCGATGTACGTGAGCGAGCGGTCACCGGACTGCCCGATGCCGGCCATGACGGGCCCGACGATCGCATCGGCGGCGTTGACGACGACCTCGCGGCCGTCCTCAAGCTTCCGCGTCTCGATCGTGGTCTCTTCCCACGAGCCGGGCTCCCACGGCCCAGAGGATGCGCCGTCGTTCCACTGGCACAGCACCTCGGTGCGGAAGATCCACTCGGGGTCGGTCTTGCAGGCTGCAGCGATCGTGCGAAGGGTGATCGTGTAGCCGAGCGAGGGGTTGGCCTGCCGCCAGCCCTCACGGTCACGACGGTCGCGGCCCGGAAGGGCGGACCACTCGAGCAGACAGAGGGTCTCCTCGTCTTGCTGCAGGTCGTCGACGTCGAGTCCGTCGAGGTCTGCGTCTTCCTCGTCGGCGTCCTTCGCGGTCGCGAAGGACTGCATCGTCTCGAGGTCGAACTGCGTCGGGCCGCCGCTCGAGTCCGCCTCGGCGGCGTTGATGCCGTCGGGGTCGCCGACGGCCTTGTGCGCCATGAGACGGAGGTACCGAAGGACGCGGGAGGTCGCGTCGCCCGCGTTGGAGAGCGCGAGGATCAGCGCCTCGGCGCGCGCCATCGTGGTCTTCGTGATCGCGCCCCAGGCGTCCCACGTCTGGTGCTCGCGAAGCTCATCGAGAAGGACGAGATTTCCCGAGAGACCGCGACCGGCGCGGCGGTTCGCGGCTTTGACCTTGTACTTCGCGCCGCTGGCGAGGTTGAGGCTTTTCTTGCCGTTGACGCGCGTGACGCCGCGCTTCTCGTCGACGAGCGGCGCGAGCTCGTCGTTGTCGAGGACGAGGTCGACGACCTCCTCCCAGAGCGCCTCGGCGACGTCGAGGTCCTGAGCCGTGCCGAGGATCAGCGGCCATCCCCACACGCACAGCAGCCAGATCGTCAGGACCTGCGCGAGCGTGGACTTGCCGTTCTGGCGCGCGACGAGGATGACGACGGTGCGGAACCGCATCGTTCCGTCCTCGAGCAGCTCGAGCATGCGGATCAGCGCGGCACGCTGCCACGGCAGAAGGTCGACGCCGAGAACTTCGTCGGCGAAGTCGATCACGTCGAAGCCGAGAGAGGTCTCGGGCGTCAGCTCGCGCAGAGGCGGTGTGGCGATGCGCGGCTCGGCGCTGCCGAACTTGGACGCCGTCTCCGGGGTCGCCTTGTCGTTCTCGTGGACCTTGTCGACGTACGCCTGTCCGCATCCGCCGACGACGGGCCAGTGCAGACGAGGGCGGCTAGCTCGCGGCCGAGGCTTGCTCTCGGCGGATCGCGGCCGCGGCGCGGAACTTGGTGATCTTGGCGTCACCGGTCACCTGCTTTCCGACCTCGGGCGGCAGCGACGCTGGCGTGATCTGCAGCTCAGCGCAGCCCTTCACGTACGACGGGATCAGCACGTACGCGGCCTTCTGCAGCTCCTCGAGGCCGGCGCGCTGCGCCTCGTCGATCAGCCACGCTTGCGTCGTGACGGCGAGGCATGCGCCCTCGAACTTGGGGTTGTCGGCGAGCCCTGCAGCGGCGATCGACGCCTTCGTCGCGTCGTACATCGGCCCCGACTTGCGACCAGGCTTCGTCGGCCGGTTGACCAACGGCGACCATTCCTTCAGCTGCGCACTGAGCTGGCGCTCCGCGGCGAGCGCCGGGTGGACGATGGCGCCTTTCTTCTCGCCGCCGTCGACGACGAGCCCCTCCTCCGCGATCTTCCCGGCGGCTTCGCGCCAGCGCACCACGAGGGTGCAGTACGCCTCGAGGAGTGCCGGGGAGACGTTCGGGGCGATGCGGCCGCGTGCGACGGTCTCGTCCCAGATCTCGGCGACCTCGTCGACGAGGTGGTCAGGCTTCGGGAAGTCCTGCTTTCTTGCGGCCACGGATCCTCCCGATTGCGAGTGCGCCTGCGGAGGCGCGGCCGACGCTCATGCGGCCGAGGTTGACGGTGCCGACCTGCGGGCGGGCGAGGTGCTCGGTTTCGCGCTCGAGCATGAGCGGCCGGATCCGGGCGACGAGCTTCGCAAGCGTGCGCCGGGCGCCGGGCCACTCGATGATCTCGGCGACCTGCGGGACTGTGAGCCGCGGGTGGTCGGCGAGCACGTCGCGGACTGCGGGCTCGTACTCGTCCGCCATCAACGGCCGGTGGTATCGGTCGCGGGCGCCGGGCGCGAGGGCCCGGCGGATCGTGTTGCGGTCGGCCCGTAGCTCGCGAGCGGTGCCCCGGATGGTGCCGGCGGTCTCGAACATGCGGCGGATCTGCTCGCGGTCGCGCATCGAACACCTCCGTCAGGTTTCCCCTGGTCGGGTGCACTTTCGGGGCCAGGCTCGGTGCTCGAGGGGTACCCCCCTCGCGGTGCCGGGGGGAGAGGGGATGCCCCGCGCGCCCTGTCCGGCCTCCCCGCGCCCAGATTTTCCTGGGACGCGGGGAGGCGAGGGTGCGAGCGGTCAGCCTGCTTGCTGGTCGGTGGCGGTGGTCACGGTGATGAGATGTGGCGGTTCGGGGAGCCCGAGTAGGCCGGTGAGGATGTCGAGGCTCTCGTCGATGCCGTATTGCACGGGCGCTCGACGATCATGCCGGGCGTTCTGCACTTCGCGATAGGACAGGATCCGCGGATCGGATAGCGCCAGGCCGGCCGCGTGCTTGAGCAGTCTCGCTTGCTCGCGGGTCCTCGTGATGAGGACACGAGGCGGGGCGTCGGGCTCGAGAAGCCACGTCAGCGCGAGGGTTGTCTTTCCGTGCTGGCGGTTGCCGGTGATGACGTGCACCGCGCCGTCGCGGTAGCCGGTAGGTTCGAGCCCCGCCCGCGATTCCTCGTTGGATGCAATGCGCTCGCGATGCGGGTTGTCCGGCGCAAGGTCGAGTGCTCGGCCAATCATGCGGTCCATGGGGTTACCAATCGTTCGACGTCGCGCCGAGCTCGAGCCGGTCACCGTCGGGGCCAGCGGAGTAGTTGCAGGATGCGTGACACGGGGCCCAGTTGCTGGGATCCCATGTGAGGTGAGGGAAGCGTTTGCGGGACTTCACGTGCTGCACTGTGCAGGCGTGCGGGTGTGGCTTCACGAGCGAGTAGTCGATCGGCTGGTCGCACTCGACGCAGGGTGTGCGCCGGCGGCGGCCGATGGCCTTCACCTGGCGCAGCGCTTCCTGGGCTCGGCGTCCTCCCCATTCGGGGACGATGGCTCCTGAGTCCACGGCGGCTCCTCCTCTGGGCGAGACACGCCCCGACGCGCTCGCGCGACGTCGGGGCGTTCCCCTGTCCCTCTGAGCCCATGCAAAAGCCCGGGCCTGCGTCAGGTCCCGGGCTTCCACAATTCGCGCTCACAATAAGGATGGGGTGTGACAACGGGGATCGCGCAAGCGCCTACGCAGACTCGGCGTGTCGCAAGCGTTGGCGGACGATCGGGTTCGCGCGAAGGTGCGCACGCTGGTGGCGTCGAAGCTCGTCCTCGCGGACGACGCGGCGGCCGCGATCGTCGAACGACGTCTCCATGCCAGCGACTCGCCAGCGATGGAGCGTGCGGACATCGCGGCGTACGAGCTTCGTTGCCTGACGGAACGTCACCATGCGTGCCTCGCTCATGCCTGCGCCACGTACGTCTGGCCGCACTCGGTGCAGCGCCCGACCCCGACGGCACGCGTCCGAGTGATGAGCTCGGCCCACTCGACGACCACGGCCACGTCCCCGCAGGTGGTGCATCGGCGGCGGTGTGCGCGTCGAGCTGAGGGCGCGTACTTCGCCCGCATCCGCCGGACGAGCTCGAACAGCAGCTCGGCGGCCGCTCGAAGCTCCCCGCGCATCTCGATCGCCTCGGCGTGCTCGAGCAGGTAGCCGGTGATCTCGAACCCCCGCAGCCGAACGGCCGCGCCGGTCATCGACGACGACAGCTCACCGCGTGGCGTGGACTCGGTGCGCTCCGCACGGATCGCCATGCGGAGCGCGAGTTCCTCGCCGTACCTGTCGGCACGCTCACCCTCAAGCCACCGCTCCACGACGTCCTGCAGCTCGAGCAACTCCCGCCACAGCGCGTCGGCGTCGTCGACGGCCTCGACCCGGAGCGGAGCCGGCGACCCCTCGGCACCCGAGCCCGAGACGAGCTCGCGGTCGTAGACGGCGGCACCGACCGGGTGCATGTGCTCGCGCATCGCCTCGAGGAGGCCAGGAACGAGATCAACGTGCCACCGCAGGCGTTCGACCCAGGAGCCCCAGTCCCCCGGCATCGGCTTCAGATCAGTCATCGCTATCCTCCTCGAAGCGCGGTGCGTTGCGGGCGGCCATCCAGCTGGTGCGGTTGTAGTTCCAAGCCATGAACTCCATCCGCGCGTCCCGGCATCGAACACACGGTTCCCCAGCGGATCCCCCAGTGGACGCGTGGTCCGGACAGAAGCGAGCCGGTGGCGGTCCTGGATCGTTCAGCTGAGCACGGGGCCGGCCCTCGCGTCGCTCGCCCTCTCGCTCGCGCGCACTCTCTCTCTTCTCTCTCCCTACCGACCCTATGAATGGGCCGTGCGACGCGGGCGGCGGGTCCTCCCCCGTGGCCGTCTCGCCCTCGACAGGCCGCGCGATCCGGTAGTACTCGAGCCCGTCGCCGCCGACGAACGTGCGCAGAAACCCGATCGATTCGAGCTCCATCACGTCGGTCGTGAGCGTGTCCGTCGTCACGTACGGGTCCACCGGGAAGAACATCCCCTTCAGCGCCGGCAGCATCAGCCGCGCCTCGCCCGACGGCATCGCCCGCCACCTCAGGACGATCGCCAGGAACCGAACCTGCGACGACATCATCAGCATGTCGTCGTCGGTCAGCTCGTCGGGCGAGAGCTGCAGGCGTTGGCCCTGGCGCATAGCGGTTAATCCCTTCGTGGATGATCATGTCGACGGCGATGTCCACCGCCTCGGGCGGGACCGTGAAGCACTCGGTCCACCCCTTGCCCTCGTGCGGCAGCACGTACGCGGCGTCGGCGCGCGAGCGGAAGCGCGGCTCGAACCACTCGTGCAGCACCGCGAGGGCGCCGGCCTCCCACGAGGCGGGCACGTCCTCCCAGTACCAGCGGATCTCCGCACCGTGCGCCTCGTGGTCGTTCAGCCGGTGCTCGCGCCAAGCGCGCCCGACCTTGAGAGTCCACGTCTCCGGGTAGTAGACGACGTAGAACTTCGCGAGCTCAGGGATGCGCAGCCCGCGGCGAGCGCGCGGGTAGGGCCGGCGGGGCGTAGTGATGGGGGCGTCAGGCATCGTGTCCCCCAGCCTCGTGACGCACGGCGTAGATGCGGCTATGCGGGTGGCGAGGCTGGTCGAACCCCGGCGGAGCCCAGCACGTCACCGTGGTCTTGTTGACTCGAATCACGCGATGCCACTCGGCATGCCCGCGCGTCACGACCATCACCGCGATCGCACCCTTCAACGCGGCCGGATCGACCGGTTCCGAAGGGATCTCGGCTACGCGCGCGGCACGCTTCGCCTTCTCGATCTCCCCCACGAGCAGAGCGCGTTCCGTGTTCTCCTGGCGCACCCGGTTGAGGTAGGTCGCTAGTTCCTTGTCTAGCCTCGCCTGCGGCACATGGAACCGCCTGGACTGCATGCCCGGGTCGATGGGGGTGAGCTGGTGGGCGTCATCCCAGGCGGCGAGCGCTTCCTCGGCCCGCTGCACACGGGCGCGTGCCTCCTCGATGCGGTTCATTGCTCACCCCCAACCTCGTCGCCCGCTGTCTCGAACATCGCGATGATGTCGATGACGTGCGAGGTGTCCGTGTCGCTCACCGGCTCCCAGGTCGTTTCCGCCCCGTTCGGCATGACGACCGTGATCCGAGTTCCTCGCTTCACGCGCAGGTTCACGGCTGGCTCCGGTTCTCGTGGTTGGTGGCCTCCCCGGCCGAGATGGAACGGAGGCCGGAATCGCGCATGACCTCGTACATCGTGCGCCCGCCGCCATCGAGCATCCAGGGCGTCATCACCTCGTCTAGAGACGCGAGCCCCGCCGCGACGAGTGCCAGTTGTGTATCCAGCCAATCCCTCGCGATCCTCCACGCCACGCGCGTCGCCTGCTCCGGGGTTTGCTTGCTCGCTGGGATAGAACGGTCGCGCTTCATCGCCGACATCACTCCCTCGACTCGGACGGGAAGCGCAAACTCCCTGTGTCCGTATTCGGTGCGCAGCGTGAACGAAAGACCCGCAAGCACACCGTCATCGGAGTAGGTCATGCTGATCTGACGCGCGGCGTGCTTACTGAGCATGCCCATCACCTCGCCAGCGGTCTTCTCAGGCGAGATCGTCGTCGTCCAGTTTTTGATGCTCACGGTTTGCTCCTGTCTTCGTTACTGGTGGACTCCCCGAGGGCGATGCGGAGGATTGTTCGCCAAGCGTCCTTGAGGCCCAGCGCGTACGGAGACGACGGCGGGCGGTTCTCCCACTTCTCGGCGTGCCCGATCACGTCGGCCAGGCGGTCGAGAGCGTCAGCGCCCACGCGCAGGTTCCCGACGAACGCGAGCATCTCAAGGTCGCCAACGGGGAGACCGCGCTCCTCGGCGTCCTGGGCGGCGTTGCGAAGCGAGTGCGCCCGGCCCCGCATCTCGGCGGGAGTCACCCGGTCAGCCACGGCGCACCTCCTGGGCGGCGAGGAGAGCGGCACGGGCGAGGTCACGAGCGCCCGACATGGAGAGCGAGTTCGTAAGCCGATACATGGCCCGTGCCGCGGCCATTACTTCTGCGTCGCTCGGCTCCCGCTCACCCCGCGCCCGCGCCGCTATCTCGGAGCACCGCTCCCACGCCATCTGCTGGTCCGGCTCATGCGGATAGTCGTCCGCAAGCTGATGTTCCATCTGGGCCCAGGTGAATGTGTCCCGGATCAGGCGGTCAAGCTGCTCGCCGAGGATCCGTGCGGCTCGCTTCGCCTTGCCCCGATCGCGCTCGGCGCCTTCCAGAGCTTCCGCGAGGCGACGGATCGTCACGACCGCCTTGTCCAGCTCCCGCCACGTGGAAACACCCAGCGTCGGCCGATTGGTCTGTGCTCGTGCCTCGGCGATCAGTTCGGCGTTCATCTGCGTGGTCATTTCTCCTCCTCATGGGGGATGTAGCGGGCGAGTCGTCCACGTACGCTCTCGGCTATGACCGAGAGCAACGACCCCGAGGGCGAGCCCGAGGGGAAGCCCGAGGGCAGGCCGAGCGTGGGGCTCGCGCTCGGCCTGTCGCTGGGCATCAGCCTCGGCATGATGTTCGGGCTGACGGTGTTCGACAACCTCGCTCTGGGCATGGGGATCGGCATCGCGGTGGGGATCCCGATCGGTATTGCCGTGGACGCGAGTCGCGACAAGGACTGACCGTGAACCTCGGCGGGGGTGGTGATCACGGCTTCTCCCCCTCCGGCACCAGGCGAACGAGGCCGCCCTTGTTGACGTGGGCGCTCATGGCGCGCGTTCGAGCAATCTCACCGCGGACCGGGACCATCCACTGAGACGCCGACCATTCGCCGCTGGACCCGAGGGTGTAGAAGTTGGCGTACCCGAGGTGATGCGCATCATCACCCGCGACGTACAGTCCCGGCTCCGTGGGGAGCGGCACTTCCCGGTACGCCTCCACGAGAGTCGCGGCGGGATCGTCGAGGAACAGGCCACGATCAGGCCCCCCGACAAAGTTGTGGCCGTACCTCCGGCGCACCTTCCCCTCGCAGGTCACCTTCCCGAGATCGTTCTCCACGATGAGCTTCGCCCAGTCGCCCTCGCGCAGGTCTTCCTTGCGCTCGATCTTCATACGGTTCGTCATGATTGCTCCTCCTGGTCCTCGTAGGTGCCGCCCCATTCCGAGGCGGTGCGCGCGGCCTTGTCTTCGTCGTTCGTGCGGATCCCGAGCTCGCCTCGGGAGGTGTAGACGACGTAGCGCTCGCTCACGATCGTCCGGTGAACATGGCTCGCCACCCGCCGCGGCGAGCGCGGGTGGTGGTGTTTTTGGTGCGGAGGGCGTCGGTGAGGGCACGGCATTCGGCGAGCAGGCGGGTGTTGCGCGTTTCGAGGCTGAGGACCAGCGCTCGGTGGGTGTCGAGCTGCTCGATGGCTCCCGCGTGGCGGTCGATGGCGATGATGAGGGCGCGGGCGTAGAGATCGCGGGCTTCCTCGGCGGCGATGAGCTCCTTGAGGAGCTGTTCGGGGTCGAGGGTGGCGGTGACGGTGGCCCACTCGGGACGGACCTGGGTGGGCGCCGGCTCGGTCGGCGTGGACGGCCGGGGCGGTGCGGCTTCGACCTCGACCTCGGGCTCGGCGACGTTGCGATCGCTCTCCGTGTCGGTGCTCGGCCCGACCGGTGCGGGCGCAGATGTCAGAGTCGGAGTCGGAGTCGAGGTGGTGCGGCCGATGGTGAGGGCTTCGGCCATGTCGGCCGGGGTGAGGCCCTGGCGGCGGAGGCGGGCGTAGCGGAAGTCGCCGACGCTCGCGGAGTATGCACGGGTGCAGGAGAATCCGTGCTCGCGGCCGGCGGGGCAGCCGGCGCCCTTGCATCCGGCGTAGTAGCCCTCTGGGGTGCCGTGCTCGATGCTGTCGTCGAGGATGACGGTGCTCATCGGGTGCTGCCCTTCTGCCCGAGACGGGCGATCGTGGTCGTCCAGTGGACGGACTCCGGGGCGGTGCTGTTGGTCTGCTCGAGCTCGACAGTGCCGTCGGGCAGGAGGTTCACGATCAGCCAGCGGGCACCGGACCGCGGGTCCTGCCACACGTCACCCGTCTCCCAGTTGCTCGTGCGCGGGCGGGGTGCGTTGTGGCCGCGGGTGGGCGGGGTGGTGATCAGGAACGTCATCGGTGGATCCCATCTGCTCGTGCGGCGGCCGTGCAGTCGGTGCACGTCACGCGCTTCCAGTTCGTGTCGAGGTCTGCCGGGCGGGCCGCGCGGCCGCAGTACGCGCGCCCCGGGTCGCGGGTCGGGGCGTGCACCTTCGCGACGCTCACGACGCCGCCCCATCCCCGCGCGCGGCCTCGTGCTCGGCGGCGCGGGCGGCGTCGAGGGCGCGCATGTAGTCGACGCGCTGCTCCGCGGCGACGCGGACGACGCCGATCAACGAGCCGAGGACCACGAAGCCATCCGTGCCGTGATCGACGATCGTGTGCAGGAGCGCGCGCCGCGTCTCGACGTCGTCGTTCAGCGTCGTCGTGACGAGCTGCGCGGCACGCGCGTCGCCGGCATCGGCATCGGGCCCCTGCGCGTCGAACGTGTAGACCGAGTTCTCCGGGACCGGCTCGACCGGGCGGATCAGCGTCGCCGCGAGACTCGCGAACGCGGCGAGCGCGAAGACGAGGTCGCCAGGTTCGTGGATGCGTTCATTGAGGAATGTGGCCACGGTGGTGGTGTCGCGGTCGACGATCGCCGGCATGAGCGCTTCGAACTCCTCGGCGGTGAACGGGGTGTGGTCAGTCATCAGGGGCAGTCCTTTCCAGCGGGCAGGAGGTCAGTTCGTGGGGTCGTCGCCGAGAGGGCCGGCGGTGAGGATGCGGGCACCGCGAGCGGCACGCTTCGCGTTCGCCCGGCGTCGCTCGTCGAGGAGCATCCGCGTGAGGATCGGGTCGACCTCCGCCGCGGCGGTGGTGTCGATGAGGCGGCCGAGGAGCATGTAGTAGCGCTCCGGTGCCATGCCGAGCTCGTCGCGGACGATCTCGTGCTTAACCTCGGGGCGTACCCGCTCGGCGCGCATCCGCGCCTCGAACGGGAGAAGTAGCTCCGCCCACTCCCGCGACGAGCGCGCCGGGCGCGGGCCGCCCTCGGCCGCCGGCGCGGCGGCCGGGGCCTCGTCGGCGGTCATGCGCCGGTCTCCGCCGAGGCGAGGCGGGTGACGGTGAGCGTAAAGCCCGGGTGGGTGAGCAGGGCGCCGGGCGTCGACGGGATGTGCCGGATCTCCGCGCGGGGCTTGTCCATCAGCTCGGGGCGGTCGTCGTCGACGACGTCGGCGCGGACGAGAGCGTCGAAGAGGCGCTTCTCGAGGCGGGCGAGGTTGTCCGGGTCGCGGACCGTGCGCGTCGCCACCCACCACGTCACCTGCGCCTTGCACCGGTCCAGGTGCGGGATCCGGGCGACCATCGCGAGGGTCTGCGCCATGGCGCGCACGTCTCGCTCCTCACGGGACGCCTTATGGCGGTTCCCGCGCGAGCCGTTCATCGGCAGCGGGTTCGTCGGCCACGCGAAATGCAGGATCCACGTGTTCTCGTCCGGGTGCGCGTGCCCGCGCACCTCGAGGTCGTTCCGCGGCGCGCTCATCGCAGGTTCTTCCGAGCCATCGACGCCGCGTACGCGACAGCGCGAGCATGCTGGCGCGGATCGAAGTCGCGAGCCCGCGACGCGATCGTGTGCGCCGCGACGCCTCGAGCACCGATCGGCTCCGCGCGCCACACGTACGACCAGGCGCGGTCGTCGCGCCAGACGAGGACCCGCCGGCGCACCCGCCAGCGCCCCGTCGTGAGGCCGGTGTCATCGTGCAGGCGTGTCACCCGGACGACGTCGTACGCCTCGAGGTCCGCGCGGAATGTGAAGCCGTCGTCCGTCTGCAGCACGAGACCGTCGCGAGATCCGATCGGGCGGAGAACGCGAGCGATGGTGCTCGCATTGATCAGACTGCGGAGGCCCGATACGGGGCGGACGCGGACGATGTCGTCAGCGCGGAGCTCGGCGAGCTCGGTGTACTTCTGCTTCATGGCGCTCATGCGGCGACCGCCGCGTTCATGGTCTCGATGGCCGGCTGGTCGTCGTCGTCGATGTCGTCCCACGCGAGCGGCGGCACCCATCCCTCTCGAGCCGCGATGCCACGAGCCCGCGTGCGATCGCGACGCTCGATCCGGCTGCGGGACCCCGGCAGCGTCATGGACATCGCCTCGAACACCTCGGCGATCTGGGTGGCGGTCCCGGCGCGGCATCGTGATGCGCGGGCGAGGCCGGACAGCACCGCCGACGCCATGCCGGACGCACGCGCGATGTCCGCGAACGTCCACCCGAGCGCGACCAGTCCCTGCAGCCGACGGCGCGTGCCACGGGCATCGATGACCGTCGTGCTCGCGACGTCGCGGAGCGATGGCCGGTACGCGAGGATCGCGGCCGCGCGGTCGGCGTCGATCCTCTTCTGCGGGCCGGGGCCGTACATGAGGGTCGTGAGCGAGGTGCCCGTCCCCCGTTGAATGGTTCGCAGAGTGACGCCCGCAGCGATCAGCGAACGCACATAGGCACGAACGGGCTCGGCGTCGACGCGGCGGTTGTACCTGCCGAAGGCGATGTCCTTGCGGCGGCGAAGCTCCCGCTGCCGCGCGGCGTCGCGACACTCGAAACAGGCGCAACGATGCGCGGTGTAACAGGTCGAGTTCGCGTCGTGAGCGTGGTCGGGAGGGCAAAGCTCCCGCGGCGTGGTCGTCATTTCCTAGCCTTGTCTTCAGTCGAACAGGGGGGCGTGTGGGGCGCGCGGGCCGTCCACCTCGGACGGCCGCGCCGAGGCCAGCTGGCGGCGAAGCTCCGTCATGCCTGCGGGCGTGATGTAGGTCTGGTCGTAGGCCGCGTGACGGCCCTTGCCGGGAGCCGGGTGCTTGATCCGCCGCACCGTCGCCCATCCCGCGGCGCGAGAAAGGTCCGTGAGCGACCAGTGATCGCCGGCGCGCTCGAGCCACCCGAGCTCGGCGAGATAGCGGAACAGGCCCGTCCGGCCGAGGCGGAGGCCCGCGGCCGTGAGCTCCCGCGCCGCGTGCGCCACCGTGATCGCTTCCGGCAGCGGCGCGTCGCGGCGGGCGGCCTTCACCGTCCGCGGATCGATGAGGTCGGGCATCGTCTCGTCGAGCCACGTCACGAACGCGGCCGCCGTGTCGACGTCGGCATGGCGCTGCACCTTCGCGAGCGCGGCATCGAGGCGGTAGTGCGGGGTGCCGTCGATGGTGTGCGGCCACTCGTCGGCGAGGATCGTGTCGCCGTCCTCCCACGCGGGGATACCGGCGAGGCGCTCGACGTCGGCGGCGTCGAGGTAGACGTATGGGCCGTCGACGAGCACGTGCAGGTCGCCGTGGCCGGGCCAACGCGGGATCAGCTTGATGGGCTGCAGCAGGTCCATGAGGACACTCCCTCGGGGAAGGGACGGGCAGGAGCAGGGGTCAGCGGCGAGCGCTGGGCGGGGCCTCGCGGGTCCACGTCTCGACGGCGAAGAGGCCGAGGGACTTGAGGAGTGCGATGGCGGCGATGAGGCCGATGAGCCAGAGGCCGTCGTAGCGGTGGGTGAACGCGGCGGCGATCAAAGCGATGGCCGCGGTCGTGACGAGTGCGGCTCGCCAGATCGTCATGCCGCTGCGGGGACGGATGGCTGGGGGTCTGCGAAGAGCGCCTCGGGGTGGGCGTCGAACCATGCGCGCACGTACACGGCGTAGGCCGCGTCGAGCGCCTGTTCGAAGGTCGGCGTGCTGCTCATGCTGCGGCCTGGTTTGGGCGGGCGGTGAGGTGCTCCGGCTCCATGCCGAGCCAGCGTGCGATGGCGGCGAGTTCGTCGAGGGTGAAGGACTTCTCGCCTCGGAGCCGGGAGTACACGGCGTTGCGGCTGAGGCCGAGGACGGGGACGAGGTCCAGGCCGTCGTGTCCGCGTCGGGCGAGTTCGGCTTTGATCGCGCCGATCGTGCGGGTGCTGAATGGGCTGATCGTTCGGGTCATGTTGGTGAAGGTACCAATTTTGGGAGTGATACGCAACCAATTTTGGTACTGCTTGCCCCGTAGTACCGTTTTTAGGTACTCTTCACACATGGCCCCTAGAGAGATCGACCCGTTCAGCTGGCGAGTGATCGACCGCGTCCAGAAGCTCATCGCGCTGCGTGAGACGACCGATGCGCAGGTGATCCGCGACTCGGGCATCCCGCGCAACACGTTCTACCGAAAGATGCGCGGCGAGACCCCGCTGGACACCGACGACATTGCGAAGCTCGCTTCCGCGCTGTCGGTTGAGCCAGAGGTGCTCTTCAGTAACCAGGACGATTTCGGGCTCGTCGCGAAAAAGCGGGGGCTGGACCGAGGCCAGGGCGACTACGAGGCCTGAACGTGCGCCAGCTCATCGACATGGTGCACCGGCTCGGCCTCACGCTTGAGTACGCGGACCTCGCGCACCTTGAGCATGACGGCGACTTTCAGCCCTCGACGGGGCGCCTCCGGCTTCAGGAGGGGCTGCCGCACAGGATCGAAAGATCGGTGCTTGCTCACGAGCTCGCGCACGTGATCTACGGCGACACCCCCACTCCGTTCGGCCCGGTCGCCTGGAAGCAAGAACGGCGGGCCGACGAGTGGGCTGCGCTCCGCCTCATCAGCAAAGAGGACTACAAGCTGGCCGAGCTCGTACGAGACGGTCACGCGCCGGCCATGGCCCACGACCTCGATGTCTCGCTCGACCTCGTGCGGGCCTACCAACGAGTCCTCCTCCGCACCGACGTCGCCGTCTACGTGCGACCAAGGATGGGCCTCGGTCAATGGGACGACCGCGATCGAGTCACGTCATGACCGCAGCACCGGTCCCGCTGCGCGGCGCGCGGCCCGGCAACCGCGCCGTGCTCTACCTGCGCCAGTCCAAAGAGCGCGAGGACAGCGAGTCTCTCGAAACGCAGGAGTACCTCGGCCGCGACTACTGCCGCGAGCGCGGATACGAAGTCATCGCGGTCAACGTGGACCAGATCTCCGGGCGGAAGTGGGACACGCGCCCAGGCGTCATCGACACGCTCCGGCTCATCGAAGAGGCCCGAGCAGACGTCATCGTGCTCTGGAAGTGGTCCCGCCTCTCACGCAACCGACTCCACTGGGCAGTGGCCGATGACCGCGTGAAGCTCGCCGGCGGGCGCATCGAATCGGTCACCGAGCCCATCGACACCTCGACCGCCTCAGGCCGGTTCGCACGCGGCGTCATGACCGAGTACGCCGCGTTCCAGTCCGAATCGATCGGAGAGGTCTGGGCAGAGACGCTCGACCGGCGCCGTCGAGCAGGGCTCCTCCCCTCCGGAGGCGAACGCTACGGCTACGTGCGCGACGGCGACACCTACACGCCCCACCCCGACGAGGCCGCAGCCCTCAAAGAGGCGTACGAGCGCTACGTTGCCGGCACCGGCATCGCGGCACTCTCGCGTTGGCTGAACCAGACCGGCCGGCGCACGAAGCGCGGCTCGCAGTGGTCGAACAACTCGATCCGTACGACCATGCGCACCGGGTTTGCCGCAGGGCTGATCCATGTTGGAGGCAAGTACTACCCGGGTGCACACGAGGCCATCATTCCCAACGACCTCTGGGAGGCGTACCTCGCGCGCATCGCCTCAAACGTCGCGCCACCTCGGGGACGGACCCGCCTCGCCACCGGGCTCCTCCGGTGCCAATGCGGCGAGCGCATGTACCTCGCGGCTATCGGCCGCGACGGCGTCGGCGACTATCGATGCGGGACCGCTCACCGCGGGCGCGAGAAATGCGCCCGCCCCCTGTCGGTGAAGCTGCATCTCGTCGAGCAGTACCTCTCGGACTGGGTCCACGAGCTACCAGAGAAGACGTCTCAGCTTCGCGCTGCAGCTCAAGCAGAGGCGGAGAACCGGCTACGCACGATCGAAGATCGTGCAGCGATCGAGCGCATGATCGCGGCCACCAAGAAACGGCTCGCCAGCCTGACCGTGCGCCTCATCGACGAGAAGATCAACCAGGACGCGTACGATGCCGCATCGGCGCAGCTCAACGACGAGCTCACATCCCTCCGCGCTCGGCACCTCCGCGCAGCCCCCGCGCCACGACGGGATCTCCTCGAGCTCATACCAATGCTCGTAGCAGGCTTCGACGGCCTGCAACCCGAGGCGCAGAACCGCGTGCTGAAGCAGCTGATCCGGCGGGTGGAAATCGGGCCCTCAACTGGGCGTAGCAAGGATGCTTGGCGAGCCCGGTTCACAGTGAAACCAACGTGGGAACCTGACCATGAATAA